CGGGATGCTTATTCAACTGGTTATCACCAGCAACACGATTCACTTCATCAGTGAAATCACGAATAGCAACATTACGATGAGGAACAAAAAAAGGACGGTTAAAAACATCCGCTGCGCGGTCTTTAACAGAAACAACAAACAGAATCATGATATACCCTTTAAATTATACGTTTTGAAAGAACAGCTCTAGAAGAGCTAACAAGAGAACGCGAACGCTTACGGACTGGCAAGTCCTCATAAGCTTTACGCTCAAGGTCTAACTCGGCACGAACCGAAGACCTATACTGCATATCCAGTGCAAGATCGGATCCAACCTCCTTTAACAAAGTTTTATAAAAACGTGGAACTGGGGCCTTAGAGCCCTGAGCAGTAATAACAGACGCATGAGGAAAAACGTCAGTCATAAAAAAATCCCGAAACCATGAGCGGCCAATGCCTTTACTCATAATCAAAAACTCGGGATTAGGCAAAACAACTTCACCAGTAGCATCATCAACATAAAGCGGTTCAGGCTTTTGCAAGCCCTTAATCTTTTTCAAGATATATCGGGCAATGTATGCAGCAGACTCAAAATTAAGAGAACCAATCAAATGATTACCCCTAGGCCAAAACTTAAAGACGGTTGCAGAAGTAAAAGTGTTATCACCATTAGAACTGCCAAACCGCGTACGGTCATCAGAAAAGTCCAAACCAAACAACGCAATATGAAAATGAGGCCTTCGAGAAATATCACCATACTCACCTGAGGCAACATAACGAAACTTAAAACCAGCTTTACGCAAACGCTTGAAAAACCGCTGTAGGTCATCCTTAAAAAGTTGACCATGTTCAGGTAGCCAATCATCGTTATACGTGAGGTTCAGCATACAAGACACCTTGTGCATCTGTTGCTCGTGAGTTATACGAATAGCCCATTCTCTCGAATAAGCCAAACGGCACTCTATACACTGACCACACTTCGTAGGGCCATGGGTGGGGTGTGTCCAAAGAGATGTGCACACCTAAACCTTACAGGCGAATACCACCGCGCATTGGGCCGGCAGTGATGTTAATCAACTTAGTAGTTGATATGTTGCGTTTAAAAGAAGAAGCGCTTGAGCGCTTATTGGCATTGTGACGGTGCAAAGGCTTCATAGTGACTCCATTAGAACAGAAAACAAAAAGGTGTCAATAGGCACAGTTACATCAAGTAGAACAACTGTGCCTAAGACGATTAAGCAGCAGGAGCTGCATCGGAAGGAGGACTCTCCTTAGGTCTGGCAACAGCCAGTCCAAGGCGAACCGCCTCATCCTGATTATCAGGATTAGCGAAAAACTCCAAAAATTCTTGAGGAGAATTATGGAATCTCGCACGTACTTTAGCGTCCATACGCATAAAGTTCTCATCAGCTTGGCGAACTACATTCATAGCTGATTGGAAATCAAAAACACCCTCGTAATCAACATACTGGGGCATGGAAACTGGATCAGGTAAATGACCAGTCTTCATAAAACGATCAACAATATTGTTGATATCGGACTCATCGCGAAATTGCTGCTGAGTCAAAGAATCATCCAAACACTTAAGACCGGTCTCTAAAGATCGGTCAGTAAAATCATCATAAGCGGAAGCAAATAACATAAAAACTCCTTAACGTTTCAACATACGCAAAATGTTCGTAATAGTATCAACCAAAGGTTTGAACTGTCCGAACTCCTTACCAAAATTCTCAGCTTTCTTAATAGCATTAAGATCAGCTTGAGCAAGATCAGACTCTATCAAAGTCTTTAAAGCCAACGCATAAACCTGTTGGGCGCGTTGCTCTTCAGTAATAGTTTGCTTATTAATCAAAGCAACAGACGCATCAAGCTGTTTAATAACAGCAATCAAACGCTCACCCTCAATAGGAATAATCTTAGTCTCCTCAGCAATCTTCTTAGATTGCGTTTCCATAAAACTAATATGGGCACGCTTCTCATCGGCAGAAGCAAAAGACAAATCCTTATTAGCGAGAGTTAACAACGTTTCAGCACGCTTCTTAATAGTATCAACACCAATATTCTCAGTCTCAACACCAACCTTACCAACTTGCTTGTTAGCAACTTGCGATTTGGAAGACTGATAACCAGAAGTAGAACCAGCAAGATACGGATTCTGAACCTGAGGCATAGCACCAGAAGGAGTAGACGCGCCACCACCTTTCAAATAAGCAAGCATAGGATTAAGTCCAGCAGACTTCATATCCTCGACTTGCCTTTGATAAGCAGTGTTAGACATACGCTCCTGAAAAGCCATTTGCTCACGACCAAGGCCAACATTAGCAGCATTAGTCTCCACTTCGCCTTTATAACCAAGAAGAGCAGAAGCAGCAGAAATAGCAGTAGGTAACCATTCAATCATAAAAACCTTTCCCTCAATCATTCCCCGAAGGGAATGATAGAGGCTTAAAAATGATCAATAAGCCCAGGTACAGAGTACATAGGAAGAGGACGAGCTGCGTTAATATTAAAAAACGCATCAAGCAAAAACTGCTGACCATTGGCAGCAGCACCAACCGCCAAATTACGAGCAAGAGGCGGAGTATCCTGAATAAAAGTCGAATTCAAAGTAGGAAGCGCAGTAAAACGCTGCGCATAATGCCACGGGTCAATAGTACCCGCAGCAGTAGAACGAAATAGACCAGTGATCTCAGAAGGGTTGTAGCGGTATTCCGCCCAACGCTCCTGGTAACCAAAAACATTAGCATCACTAGAACCACCAGTCACATAAATTTCCTTATTAAGAATAGCTTGCTCACCAAGCATCGCAAAAGCAGGAAAATAATAATCATAACGAGTAGAACGGCTCCAATGACGCCGTAAACCTTGCTGATAAGTCAAATCAGCGCGAACAGCAATAACACCAATAACATAACCATGCTCAACAAACGACTGGGTAAACCCATGATTGTGCGCATGATAAACACCCATAGCAGCTAAATTACCCTGAGGAGTAGTCTGGCCTGAAATGCCAGTTCCGGTAGTTTGAGCAATAGGAGAAATATTAATAAGAGTAGAGCCACCACCGAGATACTCAGGACGCTGTAAACGAGCATCGGGAGAAGTAACACCAAAATGAGAACGCAAAATCTCGGTATAACGAGTACCACCTCGAGCATCACGTTCAAGCAGCTTTTGAATCTGAAAAGACTGACGAAGCTGGTTAATAGTAGCAGCAGTAGCCTGTGACAAATCAGCATAAATATTAGGCTGATGTCCACCAGTACCAGCATTACCAGCAGATTGAACAGAATCAAGCATCTGATAAGAACCAGAACCCCAAACACGCGTACCCGCGGGAAGAGTAGCACCATTAGGCATAATCATATCGCCACCGGTCAAACTATTAGCAGTACCGGCAGCAAGACCAAAACCATAAACAGGAGCAGAAGTACCAAGAGGCAAAGTAACAGCCGTGCCACCTTTCTGTGGCCACGGCAAAGCAGAAGTGAAATAATCATGACGCTTACCGCGTCTCTGCAAAGCATAAACAGTAGCGGGAGTGGCATCAGGGCCATCACCTTTATCAACAACACGAGAATTCTGTAAATTCTCATCCCTAAACCACTGGTTATAAATTAAATTGTAGGCGCGAGTAGGTAACGCCGAATGTGAAACCGTAGCACCAGCGGTAACTTGACCCACAGTCGGTAAACCAAGGTAGTCTTGTAAGGACCCGATAGCGTATCCACCAGCTGGGGATACCTGTTGCGGGATAGTGTAAGAAATAGAATCGGCAGGATTATCCTGCTCCCCCATAAACTTAACCCAATTCGTCCAAACCAAACGATTAGGAACAAAGAAAAAGAACGAGTCCAAATGGAGATTATCCATAACCGGAAAAAGTGGGGTAGCCAGGCGGCCGAACATCGTGACATTAACATTAAATGTGTCTCCAGGTAAAACCTCTTCGCACATAATAGGAACAATCAAACCACTATCAAAAGTAGTTTTAAGAGTTTTCTGCATAGAAAATCGAGAGCGGGGGATGTCAGCACGGGGCACCATTGCAAAATTATGTGCATCAACCGATTTATTGTGAAACATAAATAACTCCAAAAAGAAAATAAAAAAAGTGGCCCCGAAGGGCCACAAGGGTCATGACGACTGCAAAACGTCTTTAGCACGAACCAGAACTTGGGGCTCATTATTTACAAATACGCCCCTAGAAT